TAGCAACTTCATTGATTTGAACATTATATGGTGGGAACCACATCTGACGACCACCAAATTGTCCGACTTCACTTAAGGGTATAGCCGTAGCATATTCATCATCGATAACACCGTAACTATCTCTTCTAATTGTGCCCACGGCAAGATTCTCGATACTAAACATGAGGTTTTTGTTATCGAGTACACCATTTTTCATTGTTGGATGTATGCGTGGCAACACGGTTTTATTTACAACTGATTCAGTTGGACCCTTATAAACATAATTCCCCTTAAATCTTATTGACTTCGTAAAATTATCATATGGGTCAAGTATTGTGTGTTGACGAACTCCGGTTTTATTTGCATTTCCACTTCGCTGTGAATACGTGGTATTATTTCCTCTCCAAAGCGGTGAACCATTAAACCCAACGATGTTATCACCATCCTTAAATGCTTTTCTGGTTATATCAACAAAGTTACCTTCACTTGCATTAAGTAAATTTCGGGTATATTCTAATAATCCGGTTCTGGTATTGGTCTCACCAAAAATTTGGCTGTCGGGATGCAGATTCATAGCATCGTCTTCACCACGTAATGGACTTAAATAAGTTGTTGCTTCATAACTTAAACCATCTCTACCCCAAACCAAATTATTGTCACCATTATCCACATCGAAAGTTGAACGTGGACCAACTTGGTTTTCAATATCACCCCTACGGTCACTGGTTTTAACTGTTTTCCCAAAATTCTCATCAATAAACCCAATGTATGGTGCATATTCTTGAGTTTCTCCAGTATCTAAGCTATAGCTGAATTGCATATTAACATTTGCCCTGTCAATTGCAGAGGTGGGGTCAATTGTTAATGCTCTTCTAAAATAAGGATTTTGCCTGTAATCCATGAAATTAAACCATTTACGGTTATTTGCTATTACAGTATCATATCCAGATAGAAGTGGAACCCCTACTTCCTCACTGTGTTCACGTATAATTGTGGTGTATTGGTCATCTCGTTCAGGGTTAATTGGCTTGAATGTGTTGAGATTAACAGCACTGAAAAAGTGTGTTAGTTGTGCCTGACCAGTATTTTTTATATAATCACCCGGAGTCGGATTTTTAGTAAATGGATTTGCATTACCAAACACATCATAGGTTTCAATACCAAGATATTTATTAGCAAACCCACCAATTTTTTCCAACCCGGTTTTATCGGCACTGTCTTTAACTGTAATGGTGTTATCAACATTTCTTTTGAAAATACCCTTCATATTCCCCTTTAGTGCCTGAGATAAATCGATACTCGGAAGCCAGCGAGTTGCTAAATTACTTGCTGAATTATAAGCAATTTGCTTACCAAGCATTACCAAACCAATCCTTGCAAGTGCTGATTGTTCAGACCCAAAAGCATCAAGGGCATTAAACACAAGATTTGCACTGGTGCTGACTCGATTGTATTGTGGAATTACATTTAAGACGGTTTGAATACTATTAGCAACATTACTTTCCGCATTTTTAGAGAAAGTATTCGTGTTTTCATACTCATTATAAGGGTTATATAGATTACGGGCAGATATCATGCTTCGATATTCTTCCATAGAAATATACTTTCCATTATAAAGGATATTACCGTCCGATAATCTTGAGGGTGTGTCAGCCATTTATAACTTTTTTTAATAAATACTTGCAGAATAATTTTATAATGACTATTTTTACCTTGGGAAAATACGGACCAAACCCAAAATCGTGATAATATATCTTTATATCAAAAAAATGTTGGGATATGAATAGCAAGTTAATTTGGAAATTTTATTTAATTAGAACTTTAGAAAAAGTTTTCTATTTCTTCAGAAATAGATATAGCTATCCCATAATGTCGATAATTTTTCTTAGTTTCGCAGAAGCTATGAACCAAATTCTTGTAACTTTGTTAATTGATTCGCAGAATTGATTTATAGTTTTAGAAGTATGAAAAAACTTTTCAAAGGTACAAAAAATAAATGACAATTCCTAGTGTTTTTCTAAAATCAATGAAAAAATCTTAACCTTTTCCAATTTTAAGGTCATGTTGCATCTGAACTGCAATCTGTGGGTCATAGACTTTACGCATAAATGTGGTCTTGTCAATATCTAAAGTAATATCGTTATGAAGCATAACATTTCCTTTAGCAAATTCGACCTTAAGTGGTTTCTTTAATAATCTTGCTAGGTCAGCAAGCATGCCTCCACCTTTGGTATTCATATTGGAAATACTTTCAACAGCATTCTGTACCGCAACAAAATCATCTCGGCTTCCAGATAATGCCAATTTAATGTTTTCCATTGCTGTTCCGACCTTAACTAGGTCTTCAGCATGTTTTCCAATTTTTCCAACAGCAAAGCCCAGACCAATAGCAGCAGGAAGTGTGATTGTTGCAGTAGCAAGTACAGCCATCATTCCAGCAAGACCAGCAGTGACTTCTGTCATATTATCTACTTTACTTATTGAATCAAACATTGTGGCAAAACCTTCAGCCATCTTACCAATACCTTTAGTGGCAAGATTAATTGCGAAACCAATACCCACTGCTGCTGCACCAACAGCTAATAAACCCACGGCTCCAGCAGTACCTGCTGAACCCATTGCAAAAATTGCTGGAACCAAAATAGCGACCATAGTTCCACCAAGTATTCCAATGGTTTTATTCATCTGTTTTAACTTTTCAACATCAACGTCTTTAATTGATTGTGCTAAGTCTCCAATTCCTTTAGCTGCTAACATAATACCTGCACCAACCCCTGCTCCGGCAGCACCAACACCAGCACCTTTAGCTAATGAAGCCGTTCCCTTTGCTTTTGTTAGTCCAGCAGCACCTTTACGGATTTGACCAGTTTTAGTGAAATCAGAGCCGACATCACCGGGTTTTATTCCACCAACTGCACCACCACCACCTCCGGCAGTTCTCCCAAGAAATCCTGAAACACCCTTTCCACCGCCTTGAGAAACATAATTAGCTGCAATATTGGCGAGTTTATTACTGATTCCTTTCCAAAGTAAACCAGCAGTTAATAACGACCCAGCAGCAATAGCCATTCCACCCCAACCCTTTGTTGCTAAATCAGCTAGGGGTTTAAGTGTATGGTCTAGCACCCAATTAATTTGTTTTAGTAGTGGTAATAAAGCCGTTTTTAAGATTTCGATTGTTGCCTTGAAGGTTTCATCAAAAGTCATTGCGGTTTTCGCACGTTCTTCGAGCATTACCTGTTCTTTAACAAAAGATTCTGCTTGTTTTCCAGTGAGTTCTGAGATATTTTTTATTGTACCACCAAGTTTAACTTGAAATTTTCCAGTTGCACTATCAAACTCAGCAGCACCTTCAATAAGTTTTTTCTGTTCATCACTTAACCCCACACCAGCCATTTGCTGACGCATTCTTTGAATTTCTGCCTGTCTTTCAGCAGCAACAGTTAATGCTTCGGCTTCCATACCCATTGATTTCGCTACAGCAGCAATTCTATCACGGTCAGCAGGACTAATAAACTTTTCAAAACTACCATCAGCCATTTTTCGGAAACTCACGATACCTTTGGTCATATCGGCAATCTTCTCCATCATTTTTGCCGGGTCATTACGACTAAGATATAGGAGTTCAAATGGGTCGGTTTTTGCGAACTCACCACCCATAATTTGTAGCTGTGCTGATAAATCAATTGCACCTTCAAGACTACGTGCCACATCTGCTGCATTAAGGGCTTGACTGATATCAATCTTAAACTTTTCAGCATACATCGCCATCTCAGCAAAACCTTTAACACCCTGTCGGAAAGTATAGGTATTTAATTTCTTGAAATTATCATTAACATTTTTCAGAACCTTAGTAGTATTTACGCCCATTCGTTCTGAGGTATCAACGACACCTTGTACATAATCCATAGTAGCTCTGGCATCGAGACCCATGTATTCAAATTGTGCCCCTAATAATGCAGCTTGTTCAACACCCAGACCAGTACCTTTACCAATTGCAGTAATATCTTTAACAGTTTCTTCCGTCATAGCACGTGCTCTTCCGGTCTCATCGGCAAATCCCTGCATTACGGCTTGAATATCTCCCATTGTTCCACCGAGTCTAGCGACATATCCAGCAGATTTTTCAAAGCTGTCTCGCATTGCAGCAGCTTTGGCTCCACTTAAACCAAGATTGAGGTTAGTAGATTTAATTATCTTATCACTTTCTTGGAGATATTTCCATCCGGCTTGAAGTTGGGTAACGAGTAACTTGGCTAAATCAACATGTCTTTGTCTGGCTTTAATTCCGGCTTCGAGTTGCTTGTTAATCTCTTCTTGCTGCTTTTTAATCTTATCGTTTTTATCAACAAGTCTTTGAATTTCAGCAACATTTTCAGTACTATGTTCACCCTGTTGAATAATTAACTCATTAATAAGTTTTTCATTATTAGCATGTTGTTGGGAAAGGAGAGCACTTTGTTTTTCAGCACTGGCTTTAGCTTCTAAATTAGTGAGTTGTCTTTCATACTCAGCATTTAGTGCTCTTAAATTCTTAATTCTATCTGCGGATGTTTCTGCCATTTTATTTCCGTGTTACATATAAATACAAAAGACCGAGTTTTTTACTTACCCGGTCTAAAGTTATTTTTGTTTCTGGCTTTTTCATGCATTTTTTCGATTTCCTCATTCTCTTTTTGTAAGAGGTGTAGGAAATGTCGCCTACGATATATAGGTAGCTTTTCTACATAATCTGCTTGGAACTTAGCGTGTTTGGTCAGGATGTAGATTTCCTCATCGACCATTTTTTTATACTCACCCGCTAAGTGCTTGGGAAAAAAAAATCTATGCCTATACTTAATTGGGCTTTGAATTTATACCCGTCTTTTGCTGTAAATTCGTACTCCATGTCAACATCAGGACTTACATCAATAATTTTTCTACGAATTGTAAGAGCGTCACGTGCTGGCATTGCATCAACAAATTTACTAATATATGACCTATCAGTTTTTCCATTAATATCAACAATATGTGCTTTTAATTTCAACGTATTGGCATCATTATATTCCTGACCACTAGCTTCTTGAAAAGCATCTGCTTGTTTTTGAATTAGGTCTTCTTCACCACTACTAAGTAGTTTAAAGGTTACGGTTTTCTTACGCATGGGTAATTCCACGGTGAAATGCCCTTTTTCATCAGGAACTTCACTTACTTTCTTATACTTGAGTTTATTTAGGTCAACTGAGGTTTTAAATAAAACGTTTGTCCTTGGGTCCGGTACTTGAACTGAATATTGGGGTCCATAACTTGAACTACGTAAGAACAAAATAATCGCACTTCGGTCTCCAACTAAAAGGTCTTTAATATTAACACCGGGTGTCTTAATTTTTCTCTTTAATAAGATTTCAAGTACGGTTCCGTTCTCAATTAAAGAAGGTGTGGTTAAAATATCTTCGTCTTGACTGGTCATGTATTCAACACTCACTTCTTTCAAACCGTTCTTATAAAATTTTCCCCCTGACGGTAATTTAATAATTTCATAACTCGTCATGAGGTCCGGGTCGGTCTCTTGTGACATAGTGTTTTGGAAATCCTGTGGATTATAACTACTAGCTGCCGGAACAGTTTCGGTTTGTACACCTTGAGTTGGTTCTGCCTGAGTTGGTGGCATAGATTCTGGTGGACGTGGTGGTACTTTCTCAGTGCCATGCATTTCTTTGTATTCTTTTAATACTTCAGCAATTGGTCTTTTCTCAATTTCAGGTGGTTGATTCTTATTTTCCATGAATTTATAATTTTTTATACTTTTTTAATAAATACTACAAAAAAAATTTTTTCACGTATTCAAGATTTTTAATTAAGATTCGTATTACTATATGAATGTGAAGAATTTATGGAAGAAAAAAAAATATTTGTATTATATCTTGGTGTTCAAGGAATTCGTAGTGAAGATATTGAAGACTATACGTATAGGATTGGTAAAAGAATAGCTCCTTCCACCGTAGAAGGTGAGACAATAATAATCCCAACACAATCACCACACACAAGGATTGAGTGCATCAACCCCAAATACATTACGGATGCCGACCTAATTACCGAGCATACCGAAAAGATGAAAGAATTACAATTACATCTCCAAAATCAATTGGAGCAATTAAAGGAAAATAAAGATGAGTAAAGGTAAAATAAGAGTAGGAATAGATGTCAATGAAGTCCTGAGAGGAAGATGGGCTGCATTTGATAGATTTTATTTAGAAGAATTTGGTGATGAAAATATACCAGAGGTTGAAATGGTATATGATTTCTGGAAAGAATACGTATGGAAAGACACCGTAGAAGAAGAAAAAGAAATGCGGGAACCCGAAGATACCCCAGATACAATTAATCCAATCGATTATCAAACCGATGAAAAGGGTGAGGCTCCTGCTGATTTTATGTTGTTTAAACCAGCAATGAAAAAAACACTCACAGCAAGGGAGGTATATAATAGGTTTATGTATGAAGACTATTTGTTCGAAATTCACGGGGCAGCACCAAAAATCTACCCACAATTGGATTTAGATACGAATAAATTCCTAGATAAATATCGTGATAATGCTGACTTTATAGTAATGTCGGTTGAAAACCGTTTCAGTATTCCACCAACACTTTTCTTCCTAAGTAAGATTCAGATGAGGTGTAATGACTATAAATTTGTGGATAAATCCATTGACATGTGGAAACATGTTGATGTTTTAATTACCACAGACCCCGAAATCATAAAATTAGGTGCGCCTTGGGGTAAGAAATTAATTAAACTCAAACGTCCTTATAATATTGACCTAAAAGAGGGCACAGTAGATGTGCTACAACTCGTGGACTTAATTGAGGACAAAGAGTTCCAAAAAATAATCAAATATAAAAGTAAGTAAAAATGAGCGAAGAACTACAAAAGTCAGCAGAACAAGCTGAATTAGAGAAAATTGAGAAAATTAAACAAAGTCTCGATAAAATCGCAACAAAAAAATCAAAATTTCTATTTGTTGTACCGGAAGCAGCAAGTCCTGTTGCAAGTGTATATGAAATATATTTTCAAGCCAGTGTGGTAAAAAACATGGGTTATAAAGTTATTATGATGGTCGAAAAGGGTGATTATATCGTACCAACTTGGATTGAAAAAGAACTCACAGAGTTTGACCATATTGCAATGGCAGACCCTAAACTAATGGTTAGTCCCGAAGACGTTATGATTATCCCAGAGGTTTATACTAATGTAATGGAACAAACCAAAAATCTACCTTGTGTGAGAATAGGTCTATTACAATCCGTTGACTACATGATGAACTCGTTAATACCGGGAACTGATTGGGCAAGTTTTGGTATTAAAGACATTATTACGACTTCTTTGACTCTGAAGGAGTGGATGGAAACCTATGCAAATGGTTCACGATATAATATTATGGTTTATGATATCGGTATTCCCGATTACTTCGAAAAATCAGATATGCCTCAGAAACCAGTGGTTTCGGTTATAGGTAGGAATGCCAATGAAATCTCGAAGTTCGTGAAGTTGTTTTTTGCCAAGTATCCTGAATATAGTTGGGTAACATTCGACCCGATGGTAACTAAAAGCAAACCAGTAAAACCAATGCGTAGGGTAGATTTTGCTAAGAGGTTAAAAGAGAATTTTGCTGCGCTCTGGATTGATAGAATTGCTAGTTTCGGTACGTTCCCATTAGAATGTATGAAATCCGGCACGATTCCGATTTGTTTGAAACCCGACATTATGCCGGAATATATGGTAGAAAGAGATGAAGAGGGTAAAATTAACAAAATTGTTGATGGCGGTGGAGTCTGGACCGAAAACTATTATGACCTACCATTATTGGTCGGTGAGGTTCTGGTAAAATTCCTTGATGATGGGATTAAGGACGAACTCTATGAGAATATGGATAAGATTGTTGCTAGATACAATCAAACCGACAGTGAAGCCAAGTTAGTTGAAATTTTCACTGACGTTCTTAAGAGAAGGACTGAATTTCTTACTAAAGCAATTCCCCCGGCACAACCAGTAGAAGCTGAAAAATAATAAGAATCTTAAATAAAATATGTAATGAATATATCAGTAATCATACCAATACACGAATTCAATGACGAATTATCGCCATTGGTTACTAAAGCCATCGACAGTGTTGAGAAAATGGTGTTACCCGAAGGCGAAACTGCCCCGGTAATTCTCCTAGTTTACCCAACCGAACTCGATGAAGCAATTGTGGGTCTAAGAGACTCAATGATTCGCAAACACGAAACCCTCACTCATGAGAGCTTCGTTTTAATTAAAAATGATGGTAATACAAATTATCAGGCGCAGGTTAATCTGGGTGTGGAAGCCGTAACTACCGATTATTTTACGGTACTTGAATTTGATGATGAATTGGCTGACACCTTCATCAAAAATGCAACCATATATACCAAAGCCTACCCAGAAATCGATGTGTTTCTTACAATGATGGTTGAAGTTAATGAGGAAAATCAAGCCGTGAAATTTGCAAATGAAACCGTTTGGGCACAACAATTTGTTGGAGAAAATGGTGAAATGGGTTATCTGAACTCAAATGCTTTGAAACAATATACCGACTTTAAATTAAGTGGAGCTGTTATTAAGAAATCTGATTTTCAGAATCTAGGTGGATACAAGACCAATATTAAGTTGACATTCATGTATGAATATCTTCTTAGGGCACTTAACAACGCTTCGAAGATATTCACAATACCCAAAATGGGATATAAGCATTTTGCAACACGTGCTGGTAGCTTATTTAATGGCTACCAACAAAATATGAGTGTTGAAGAAAGAAAATTCTGGTTTGAAACAGCGACTAAGGAATCTAATTTTCCTAACGATAGACCCATTGACTTATCTAAGCTACAAAAAGTAGCTGTACAATAGATGAAGAAAGGAGGTGAACAAAAAGAGCCATATTTCGCTGAAAGGGAAGAACAAGCTGTTATACAATATATTCTCTCTGATTCGCTGGAAGAAAAGAATAGGTTATACAACGAGATTCTTATCGAACCTTTCCGAAAAATGCGTGAAGCCATTCTTCGTAGATACCCAATACATATTGGGAATTATGATATCCTTGAAGTTGAGTCGAATGCAATGACTCACCTCATTGACCACATGGTAAAGTATAGACCGTTTATTATTGAACGCAAAAGAGTTGATAATGAAGAAAAAAAGTGGTTTAAATTGATGGGTGATAAACACAGGTTTATTTTTCTCGAAGACGCACAGGAACGATTAATGGAACTGGAGGGCGATGAGGAATATGACTACAGAATATTTAACTCCAAAGCCTATAGTTATTGTCAAACCATTATCAGAAATTATTATAAGGACCATAGTAAGAAAAGTTATACCGAAAAGAAAATCAATCTGAGTTTCGATGACTATGTCGATGAAATCAATGAAAACATCGAGTATACTTACGAGATGGAAAATGAGCAGCAGCAACAACTTGAAATGTTAATAAACGGTGTTATTGATAAAATTGATGATAAAATCGATAACGACCCGACAATAAAAAGGAATGAAATAATTGTTGGGGATGCAATTGCAAACGTTTTGAGAAATTGGCAGGTATTGTTTATGGAAGATAGCCCTGAAGGTAAATATAATAAGCGTGTAACTAATAAATTTGCTAAAAACAAGATATTATTGTACCTAAAGGAACAAACAGGACTTAGTACTAAGGAAATAAGGATTGGGATTAAACCCTTTAAAGAAATTTATTTCCTTGAAAAAATGGATTACATGGAAGATTAATATGAAAGAATATTGGACAGATGAAGTTGAAGAAAAACTTGCTATATATGTTACTTCAGAAGATATGGATGAAAAGAATGAGATTTTTGATAATTATCTCCTTATTCCATTTAAGAAACTTATTGACGCAATTCTCGAACGATATCGCATTCCTTTTGTCGATGATAACATGAAACTCGATATTCTTACTTATTTAGTCGTTAATGTTGAGAGATTTAAACCAGATTTTGTATACCCAAGTGGTAAGAAGGCAACAGGTAAAGCATATTGTATAGTTTTAATCAGGTCTTGGTTTGCTGATTGGAATGTTAAATCTGCTCGTCAAAGAAAAAATATTAGTTTTGAAGACTGGTGGAAAGACCATCCAGAAATTTAATAACCCGTATTTATATGTACCAAAACTATAAACATGAGACCAAAACGTAAACAATTAAAATTCGATGAGGAAAGCGTGAATAATCTTCTTCAGGAAATCTATAATGATAGTCATAATATTAAAGCTGAGATTACCAGACTTTATAATAAATGGGAGACCAAAGTTAAAGAACCGGGTGAAATTCAGGCATTTGGTGGTGAAATTATTAAGTTGATTGCAGCAAAAGCCAAGAATCAGGAACAGAAAATCATGATTCTTAAATATTTGAAAGAAGTGGTTTTTGATAAGAGAGAGGGTGCGGTTTTCGGAAAAACTGAAGCACAGGAAAAGGGAGAATTAACTGCTGCAAGACAAAGTGAATTATTAGACATTGCTGCTAAAGGTAGTGGTGTTGAAATTAGTGATTTAGAAGATTAGATATGAGTTTAGCCGATAATAAAAGAAATGTGTTTACCACAATCGGTTCTTACACTTCCTTAATGGAACAGGGTAAGAATCCTTTGCAAACAGACTTATACCCGTCAATTAACAATAAGAAAGATATTGTACCATTCTTACTTGACGTAATGAAGACTGTTGCCGGAACCGATGCATTGAAGGAAACTATCGGCAGCATGTTCACGGGGCTAATTAATGATGTGGAACCGCAACTAAAAGATGTATTGAAGAAACAATTCACACAATCTAATTCGGATGACCCACTACCAGCTAGTGGGAGTAATTTTAAGAACAACGGCATTACGGTTCCGCTAAAGGACATTGACACTAGTGGAAAGCTCAAGGTTAATCCCAATTCACAAGGCGGTAAAATGTTATATGATAACGTCAATCCTAATTTCGATAAGGTGACTTATGATGCGATATTAAATGAGGGTTTACCGCAAGATTTTAGTGTCTTCACCATGACCTATAATGGCACAACCGATAAACTACAAATCAAACCAACTGCTGTTGGTAAGAATTTAACTACTTCTGAATTCTTCACACAATATATAGATGATGCTGAAATTATAGATGCGAAAGAAATTACGTCAAAAGTAATGGACGCATTTTACGGCACTTTAGCTAAAAACCAAAATAAAACCGAAGAACAGAATTATGAGGAACTTCAAGTTGATTTATTGCTTCAACAAGTTCTTAATGGTGACGACAGTTTTGAAATTGCACCAGAAGATTATGACGCACTACAAAATAAAGCCAGAGAATTAACTGCTGGGGTTGTAACTTATGATTTGGGGTGTGGATTAATTGCACCGGAACTAGGAATAGATGATTTTGACGCTACAATTCAAAATATATCGGGGTCAAGTGACCCGTCATTCGTAGCTGACCAGTTCGAAGCCACTATTGATGACAGCACTAATAATGACACCGCATTAGAAGAAGCGACTCAAGAAAATAAGCAAACAATGAAAGATAATTTCTTTCAGAAAATAATTAATATCCTCACGGTTCAATTACTTATAGCCGTTACAGCATCACCACAAATACGGGTGATGATGGGGATGATGAGTTCATTACAGAACAATGGCGATGTTAAACTCAATAAGGCAAGCGAAGACATGAAAAATTTCAAAACAATGATTAAATGCATGTCAAAAGAACTAATGAGACTTGTTGCTGAGTTTTTATTTGCTTTAGCCGTTGGTTATTTAATAAAACTCTTAAAACCTGTAATATTAGAAGTACTTAAAGAAAAAATAAATCAATACTCTGGGATTATAACAAGTCTTACGGGTGTTCTCGGTAAAGTTACCGAAGTAATAACATAGAAATTATGATAGTTGACCAAAAATTAAACAAATCATTCGTTGGTGTGTACCTGATAGATGGTGCTGCTGATGGAACGACTCTTGCAACAACTTCAAAACCAAATTGGTTTAGAAGAGTTATGACAAGACTATTCGTAGGCTGGAGATGGGTAAGTATTTTAAAACTCAAAACACTACAGCAAAAACTTAAGGAAGCAAAAGAACTTGCAGAAGCACGTAAAGAAGCGGAAGCAGAAGCACTTAAGAAAGTGGAAGTAGAAGAACCTAACGAAGCAGAATAATATGGCTGGAATTGATTTCAATAGTATTGACGCAATCATTGGTGGATTCAATAAAATATTGAATTTATCATCAATCGGTGGTCCACCACCTGTGCCCACACCCCTCATGTTAGTAGGTGTGCCACTACGTGCTGGCTTATCACCCACTAAAATTGCGTCACGTATTATTGCAAGAAAATCTGAAGCCGGATTACCTGTGGGTGCATTACCTTCTGGAGCAGTTAGTCCAGATGAAATCATGGAGAGAATCAGAATTGAAGAGATTGTAAAGGCTCTGCAACAAGATGCATTGATTTCGGTAGCGATTCCACCGGGGATTACGCTAACAGCAGCAGGTATCTCACCAACCGGACCAGTTTCTGTGTTCGGCTCAACAATAACTTTTTCTAAAGGATATGGGGTAATACAATAATGGAAGATTTAAGTAAATATACACCAATCGAGCTAAATAAGATGGCTAATGACATCTGTTCTGAGCACGAAGCCTTGAAAAAACAAATTATTGATGATACCCTCAATATTGAGTTGTTAGAAATAAAAGTTAGTCAAAGCGTTGAGAAACTACAGGAACTTGAGAAAAATTATGTTGAGATTATTGAAAAACTAAGCGAATAATGTCATTTGATAAACCAATCATACAAACATCCAAACCCAATACGCAGGACCATGCCGGACTCGTTCGAAACCGAACGATTTATTATGGTGAAGTTATGAGTATTGTCGATGATACCGATGGTGGTAGAATTAAAGTCAGAATTCCTGAACTCGATAATAGGACTGCTGATAGCGACCTTCCAGACTGTTCACCAATGCACCCAAAATTCTTTCATGTCTATCCACAGGTAGGTGAAATGGTTAGGGTTTTTGTGCAAGATACTAATCTTCCCATGCGAAGTCGATTCTGGGTGGGTCCAATTATTTCTCAACCCCAAAAAATTGGTTTTGATTCGAAATACACTGCGCTTTCAACAACAGAGTTGGGTTTAACCAGACCTTCAAAGGCTCCAAGTACATATCCCAATGCCGATGGTGTGTATCCAACAAAGACAGATGTTGCGATTCTCGGTAAAGTCAACACAGATATTATCCTTAAAGAAAATCAGGTTCATTTAAGGGCTGGTAAGCATGATGATGGTGATGTTTTAACTCTTAACATAAAAAATCCAGCCCACATTGGAATGGTATATGAACCCCTTGATGGTGTTAATAATGAATTTTATAGCAACACCATAATCCAGAGCGATAAAATTGCGCTAATTAGCCATGATGGTAAACCCCAATTTAAAGCTGCTAGAATGACCGCAGAGGATAGAGCGAGGGTATTTGCCGAGGGACACCCGATAGCACGCTCAGATGTCCTTATTGAAGCCCTTGAGGTGATTAGGGTGGCATTATTAACCCATATTCATCCCTATCCTAAAACACCTGTGGATAAAACAGCAATTATTAAGAAATTAGAAGAATTACAATTCGAACTGATTTCACAAAAAAACATTGTCACGAACTAAAATTTTCTTATATTTGCTCGATGTTAGAAGTCCCAAGTAAATTATTTACCACATTTAATGATGTGACCTATCATGACGAACCACATAAATATTATGTGGATGGTAAGGAATTAATTAGTGTTACTACCATACTTCATAGATATCAGGAAGACTTTGAAGAAGATTATTGGTCCCAATACAAAGCCAATGAATATGGTCTGACGCAAAGAGAGGTATTACGTGGTTGGGAATTCATAAACAAAAAGGGCACAATGAAAGGGTCGGCAATCCATGACTATGCCGAACATCTATTTTTAAATAAGGTCTTTCCATATCCAAAACAATGGATTCTTGATGAGTTTGGGTTTGACCCGGTTCTGGAAGAATATAAGATTACAAAAAAACACGTTGATAATTTCTATAACGATGTCAGGGGTAAATTAATTCCGGTACGAACCGAAATGATTGTCTTTGACCGGGAATCCATGATTGGTGGAATGCTCGATATCCTGTTTTATAACGTAAGAATGAAACAGTTTCAAATCTGGGATTGGAAGACCAATAAGAAATTCGACATGGAAATGAAATCCCGACACTTTAGTGATGAATTATTTATGCTTGAAGACAGTGATTTGGAAATCTATAGCTTGCAGCTTGCCATGTATAAACTCATTATAGAAAAGAACACCAATATAAAACTCGGTAAATCCTATGTGGTTTGGTTTAGTCATAATAACGAGAATTATGAAATTATTGAGACTAAAGACCGTAGTTATTACGTGAAACAGATAATGGAAAAAAGAATCGCAGAATTAGCAGCATGAGAATGGAACCGTCTTTAAATAAAAAAGCCACCCGATTTCGGATGGCTTCGTACTCTGCGTATAAAGAGAGTCGATTTGGTGGGGTGACTCTCTTATAAATTCAAGATGCAGCGCCATGGTTGCAACTCTAACGTGATGTTTGTCAGTTCATCGTTAGTATAATCGTTATCACCGAAATCGATGCTTACGATTTGACACTGCTCTAAGAACCATTTTTCAACCTCAACCCCTGTTGGGTCTAATGATTTAAGTGTAATGTCTTTTTTGTAACCTGCTGCATATCCCATACGTCCTGTAAGTGATTCTGCATGCAAACGAACCCATTCCATAAGTTGCTGAGAAGTACTAGGACCAATTGGGTCAAGGAATTTCACACTTAGTGAATCCCATGTGTATCTACCAGCAACATAGTTTTGTTCGTTCATGTACATGATTGGAACACTATTGATTTTCATCGAAGGTCTCTTAAAAGATTGAACTTTCCAAACCTGAATGCCTAGCGAGTCGTCAAATACGGCAAAGAATCTATTAATTCGTTTAGGTTCGTATTCGAACGGCATCGTTCTTATCATTGTTTCTTCTGCTGCCATTGTTATTGAATATTAATTTTTCTGTTTATTTTTACGTTTAATAATAAATACTCTGTGATTTGAAAATCATACGGATTAAAACAAACAAATATTATTTAGGTAACATTCCTGTTCTCTGATACCATCTCAACCCAGCTTTTGAAAGACGTGAAAGTTGTTCTTTTGATGGTTTCGTTATGGTAATTCCATTGACCACTGACTTTTCATCTTCTGGTGGTGTTTTCTCAACATCATCATGTTTCAATCCTTCTTTCAGATTTTGAATATCATTCAACTTTATCGGTTCTTTAACTGGTTTTTCTACCGGAACTTCTGGTTCTTCAATTGGAAGAACAGATTCGAGTTTAGGTGCAAGTAATTCTGCTGGAACAACCTCTTCTTTGGTTTCCTCAATTACGGGTTCGGGTGTGCTTTGCCCTAATAATGATTTAACGGTTCTATCTCTTTTCCTTGCCATAATATTTCGATTTATTACTACTGTTATTTTCACATAAATACTCATAAATGAAAAAGACCCACTAAAAGTGAGTCTTTTCATGATTTAAACCTTATTATCAGCCACCTACGTCATCAAAACTTGCGCCAGATGGTGTGATGGTGAATGTGATTCCAATGAATTCAACAGCACGTGTTGGTTTCAAGAATATCTCACCATATAGCTCGTTTCTGTCTCTGGTTTCAGGAGTGTTATTACTATTATCCATCTTAACCCTGAAGTCGGTTAAACCTCTTTCCCTCTTAATACTGTCAAGGATTGGGTTTACTTTATTCAAGAACTGGTCAATAGTTGCTTGGTCATTCTGTTCGAATACAAGTCTGATTGCGATATTAGCAACAAGAACCTTGATTTGAAGTAGTAATCTACGAACGTTGATTCTATCAAGTGCGCTTTCCTTAACTTGTAGGGTCTTCTGACCGAAGATTGCTGTTCCGCTATCAGCGAAGTCAGCCAATGGATTGATTCTTCCCGCATAAAGAATATCACGGGCTTCAAGACTCAATTTATACATTGACTTCTTGGCATTTGTTACACCACGGGTTAAACCAGCAGGTGCGAACCAAGGGAATCTTACGTTATCGGTAAATGCCATCGCTCTTACTACCTCACCTGTTGGTGGGATATAGATGTTTACGTTATTCTGGGTGTCACGCATCTGAATCCAAGGGAAGTAAGTACAAACGTAACTACTATCTATTTCAGTATCATCAAGCATTCCAACGATTTGAGTTGCAACGGTTACATCTTCCTTACCACTTCCACCAACTGTTGGAGCAATTACTCCAGCCAATTCAGGAGAATCCAGTACATAAAGACTATCGGTTCTTTGTTGCTCAATCATATCGATTGTGTTTTGAACCAATGTTGTTTGGTATGCCCAATTAATACCCGGTGTTGCGAAAAGGTTGATTGTTACTTGTTCAGGATTACTGAAAGTGTCAATTGCCATTTCCCATGCTTGGAAGTCATTGGTTGGAACAACCAGAGGCTGACCCGGATGACCAGACTTTCTTCCACCTTGTACATAATCATCAGCATATGAACGTACCCTACGGTTTACATCCCAACCATCGAATCCACCAGCAGGAACGAAAGTAAATTTCCTTGTTTTGATGTCGTAGTAAGGATTTGTTGGGTCGTCAGTATCGTGATATGATTTAAAACTTCCTTCACCAACCTCGAAGTAATTTTCAACACTATCGATAAATGCGGTTGAAGCACCACTGTCCATATGGAAACCTTTAGATTTAGTGAAGTCATCACTATCTTGTCCACTATACCAGTTAATGAAGTTAAACATATTCTGGTTAATACCGTCATTTGTGTATGCGGTCTCTGAAACACCAAGATATGTTTTCGTTAATTTATCGGTGTCTTCATATTCGGTTTTATACATTATTTTTGGTGCAATACCTGAAGTAGTACCATCACCAGTTGCAGACATTGCATAGTTGCTTTGAACAAATCCTTCGAAACCTGCTGGGAATACATCAAGAGGTACGTCATCGGCTATTTCAACCATAATGTACTTACTTAATAAACTATATTCTCCGTCACTAGTACCGATTTTCTGTCCAATATAACTTGATTGTCCTTTAACCATTGTACATTTTGAATAGGTTTCCAATACACTTGGATTTG